GCACTACGCCCTCGCATATTACTTCGTAGGTTTTCATGTCCGTGGCCTCCCTCTCTTCTTGGGTGGATCGATGGGTGGCAGGTCCGCGACCAACGCATCTGGGTTGTTGCGCTTCCACCGAGCATTAACCCCGATGTTGTGGTTCAGTTCGCTCAAGAAATCTTCAGGCGTTTCGTCGCCGTCAACAATTTCCTGCAACCTGTCAGCCACATAAAATATACATATCCGATCATCAATCATACTGGTTCCTTCCTTGGTAAATGATAACTCTTCTTGACCCCAAACGCAGGGTGTCCCGCTTCGTACCCATGAATGTACTGCTCCCAACGATTGCGTGTCTCGCTCCAACGTGACCGCTCCCATCCCTCTTCAGCCTTGCGCCAATGACCACGGCGGAAGTGCAAAGCCTGTCGGCCCCCTGTCCCCTCTTCGTAGTGCTTGGCTTTGACTGGTTTGTCCACGTTCCACGCCACCATGTTCCAACTGTCAGGCGTAAACTTACCAGTAGCTTTCTTGAAAGACTGCCGCTTGACTAGGCTAACGTCCCGCTTTGCTTGGACCACGAACCTTGGTTGGTTGATAGTCTGTAAAACAACACACACAATTTTAGCAAACATACCAAACAAAAAGTGTATGTCTTTGTCTCGCCCGTATTCTTCGTCACTTATCATTTCAATCGCGCCACTGACCGAGTCAACTCTAGCAAACTCTTCAGGCACAGGCATGTGAGTTCCGGCAAGTCTTGGGTCTTGTGGACCCAACCAGAAAAGGCGGAAAATTCTACGATCAATGTCCAAGTCCCCAGTCTTTTGATCAGGGATACACAGAAACATCGACTCCTTGACCTCGTCCCTGTAATCGCCGTTGTCTAACAGATCGTTCATGTCCTGAAAATAAAACCCGCATTTGTCCGCAGGTAAGATTACGTCCATCGACGGTGGCACATCTTCGTCAGGGAATACGTTGAACACGTTGTCATACGCATACTGATAAATCAGGCTGCAATCGAAATACTGAAACTCGTGAACCATTAGGTTGGCCCACTCATACGTCTCATATCCCGAAGGCGTTTCCATGTTGGCATGGCTGCGGTACTTCTTCACCCTGTCCCGCACAAAGTATAGCATGTCTTGCTTCTTAGTTTTCGGCCCACCAAAACCACGCGTAACATCCGAATTGTAACGACCATGTGGTGTCTTGCGACCATGGCCCCGACCAGACATCGTAAAGTTTCCATTTGACGTTAAACTAATCCGCTCCGCCAATGTTTTTCCATCGACCTGAACTCGATTGGGTTTACCTGCTATAAACTTTTTAAGAGCCATCTGCACACTCCATACATACCTCTGCATCCTCGCCCATGATCATAGTCACAGGCGCACCGCAATCACACAGCCGCTCGAACTCCCCGTCACCGCTGCACGTTTCACAGACCTCGGTCCTCGTGTCCAAGTATCCAACGTCACGATCAGGGCCGTGAGGCCGAGCGAACTCAACCTCAACAGTGCAGTACCCATGACAATCAGGACATGGCACCATAATCGGCGTCTCTTGCAACTCCATTAACAACTCTTTCATCTTACCCATCACCAATTCTCCCCGAATACCTTGCGGAATATCTCGTCCAACATATCTTCCATCTCACGATCAGACATCACGCAACTCCTTCAATACTGCCTTGACCATCACACGATGCGCATTCGCATCCTCGATATCCTCAAACGATGGCGTCCCCGCCGTCACAAAGTTGATGTTGTCAACCTCCATGGTCGAACACCAATACTCCAAGTCTCCAAGATAATTCTCCAACAGACCCTCGATGTCTTGCTTCAATCCTTCACGCATCTTCCGCCTCCTCAATAAACGCGAACCCGCCGCCGTTGCCCTCTTCGTCCATCGACAAAGACATCTCAACAGTCTGTCCGCCCAACCGCAACGTAAACACAGGGAACGGCTCCAACGCATCCTCGTCCTCGACAAACCGAAACCCAATGATCTTCGCTCCAACCAACTGGCTGTAATACTTCTGCATATCCATCATTCTTCCTCCTCCAATCTCAACTCACGCGCCTTGTCCTCCAAAACTTGCGCAATATCTTGCGCAAACTCATCAGACAAAAGCTCCAATCGAAACATCTTGGCCCAATGCTCGAGTGATTGTATAAACAACGCCCTATCCATTACGCGTCCTCCTCTTCTTCGATCTCAGGCTCCCAACACTTGTCCTCGCCATTTACATAACGGCCCTCGAACATCATGCCCTCGTCCTGATAGTCAGCGTCAACGCTGATACCCATCTCATGCAGCTTGTCCCAAACAGGAACAGGCGGAGACCACGCAGTCCAACAATTAAACGAGAACGAGGCGTTCATGCTGCTCGGCTCTTGGTCCTCGTCATCGTGGATCGTCAACGGCTGCGTGATGTCAACGTCAACAACGTCCCACTTTGTGCCCCAGTTCGTAACTCGCCAGTCATACCAACCCTCGACCTCGTAGCCCATGAGCCTAGTCGCAGGAGCAAGCCATTGCTCAAACGGCATCGGCTTAATCACTTGGCAAAACTCTGGGTCAGCCTTGGTTAGATGATCATACAGTTCTTTGACCAAGAACCTTGGACCGTAAATGTGAACTTGCTGATAACAATGATTAGGCATTCTCAATTACCTCCTCGTCATAATGCTCCGCTATCTCATGATAATCGATCTCACCCAAAGCACAGTTCAATAGGTCCTTGACGAAACCGTTAAAGTTTCCCGCTTCTTGGTCCATCGCTTGATCAACCATATCGTCAACGGTTTGCTCGATGTAATCAGCAGTGATCTCGATCCCCGCTTCTTGGTCCACGGTAAACATGTCGCCCAACCATAGGTTCACGAGCCACGTTTCTTTATTAGTCCAACCATTATATGCCATGATATCCTCCGTATTAGCGTATTAAGTAGTTGTTGAATACTTGTAGACTACACGCAAGTGGCGCAGATAGTCAAGAGATTTTCTTCCGAAGTTTACTATATAGATGCAAATCCTGAGATTTATAAACTGCCTAAAAATATTTTTTTTCGAGCGTTACAACGTAAACCGTGTAAACAACCCCTTATTTATATAGCTCCACCTGTTTACACCTGTTTACAAAACGGCCTTTTTGTTTACACCTGTTTTCGAGATTTATAGGGACTGCTTGTTGTTTGTTTGAGGCCGCTTCGAAAAATGTTTACACTTTGGTTTTTTGATATACGCCTGTTTACGGTGTTGTAAACGAGGTGTTTACACTTGTTCGGTTGAAACGCAAAAGCACTTGTTGTACGTTTGTTGCCATCAAGCGGAGGTTGATATGGCATCCATCAAGCAGAAGATCGAAGAAGAACACGGGCGAATGCTCACTAATCGGCAGATGACTTTTGCACAGCACATTGTCGAGGGCATCTATAGCAATGCGGAGTGCGCTCGAAAGGCAGGGTATGCTCCTGATCTGGCATCCAAGCAAGCATCTGTTCTTTTGAATGGGCGAGATTATCCTCATGTTCTGGAGTATATTCAGGAGCTACGCGAGGAGCGAGAGCGGCGGTACGGCGTGACCCAGATCGGTCAGCTTGAGCGGCTGCACAAACTTTCTCTTGGTGCGGAGGAGGCAGGACAGTTTTCGGCTGCAATCAATGCGGAAAAGATCCGCTCGGCCTTGGGTGGTCTGACCATCGATAGGCGTGAAACAATCAATACAATCGATCAGCTATCGAGGGACGAGATCACGGCCCGACTTGCTGCGCTGCAAAAGCAATACCCACAGGCGTTTCAGATCGAGGCAGATTACAAGGATGTGACCCCAGATGAGCAAGGGACCCGAGGCGAACTTTTGGAACACGATACGGAATACTCTACCGAAGAAGTGGTTCGCGACCCGAATTGAGAACAAGCACGGCGGCGGTGTACCTGATGTACACGTTGTTGCCGATGGTGTACCCTTTTGGATAGAATTGAAAGTAGCCAAAAGTAACGCAGTTTTAGTATCGCCTCATCAAATCGCGTGGCATATGGCATATTATGCCCGAGGCGGGGCGAGTTTTTTCTTGGTAAAGGCCCCCTCTACGGGGTTGGTTTATTCGTTTGGAGGAGAAAAAGGACCCGATTTACTTGAAAAAGGAGTAAATGGGACCGAGGGCCACGGTTATCGGAGCGTGAAGGAGGCGGTTGAGGCCCTGCGGCCCCACGCGGCTCGTATATTGGGCATCGAACCTTGACCATGGCCTGCGGCCCTGCGGCCCCACGCGCGCATTTTTACCCGCGAGGCGACCGAGGAACGAGGGAGCCGAGCACCACTAAACCTGTGCCGACGAAGGAGGCTCAATTTTCTTGCGTGTCGTTACACGCAACGCGACCATGCCCCGAAGGGAATAGCATGGCGCACATTATGATAGTAGTTAAAGAAGGGAGCCGAAGCCCCCTTCAGTTTACCGTGACCACCACTCACCGAGGTCTGGTTCTTTTACATCGACGATTGGTGCTGGCATCAAGATATCCTTCAGTTCACCAACGCTCAGTCCCAACATACCCGCGTACGTTTGGAGTAATAGGTTTGGACTAGCGTCCCAGAACTCGCGGATCTGATCGTCATCCCAAGTGTGCATGTTATCTTCCATCGTTATATTCCTTCCAAGCTAAGTCTCGTTCGATCTTATCCAATAGAAGCAGTACTTCTGGGTGTTTTTTACCGATGATGTCGATGAGTGCCTTTGCGGTCTGAAAGGCTTCGTCTTCAGTCATCCAGATTGGTACTCGTTCCCAGATTATTCCTTCCTTTTCAAGTCTGTCGTTAACTTCTTTCGCGTATTCGATGCTGGCTCGTATAAGCTCGGTGTACATGTTCGCCTCCTATTGGAACAGTGTGTCGTAGTCGTGTGTTGAGAGGAAGTGCCGGAAGTTATTCCCGACACCTAGTTGATACGCTTCCCACTCATCGCGGAACTGTTGAGCGTCGTCGCCCTGTAACCAGAACGACCAACCTGCTTCATACTCTGTGACAGATAGCCCATAGCCACTGTCCATTAGTGTGTATCCACCTATGCGCATAGCTTGTACTCCTTTTCGAATGTATCGAGACATGTGAGTGTAAAGACCTCGTAGTCCCCGAGTTGTGCAACGATCTCTGCTTTGTAGACTAGGTACTGAGCGTAGTTGCGTTGGCTGACGCCCCAGTATCTGTAACCGCAGACCTCGAGCAGACCGTTGATCCGCTCTCGTGTTGTTGTTGTGGCCCAGCCTGCTAGTGTAAAGCAGATGTCGCCATGGTCGTTACGCCATGCGATGCGGTTGTTGTGTAGCCAGACGGTCTGACCATCTGTGTGTGTCCGTGCTGCTTTAGCTGGTAGACCACGATAGAACGCGTTCATTATCTTGGATGTCTCTCTTCTCATCTTCTATATCCTGTCTGAATTGTTGAATTGCTTCTTGTTTAGTGTATCCGATGTATCGGCGGGTCATGAGAGACCCACCGACGATTTCGGACAGCACAATCATTCCACTGTGCGGTACGATCTCAACTAACATTAGATCTCGATCCGGATCGTGTTAGTGCGAAGTACGTTGAGAACTCTGTCCTCGAACTTCTCGTGGTTGTTATCGAGCCACTCTTTCAGTTCGCCGTCCTCGGCTTGATACTGAAGTTGAACGTCGATCATACCGTCGATCTCGTGTGAGTAATCGGTGATGTCGAAATGGTAGTCGCCCAAGTCGAAGTTATACCGCATCCACTCTGCGATCTGGTTAGCGAGGTAGTCGTCGGTCATCCCGAAGCTGTCGTCAGAACCGATGTCATCACGGAACTGTGCGAGTTTCTGGTCGATCTTGGGTTCGATTAGAGTCCATACAAGATCTGCTAGTTTGGTTTCGAAATCATTAGTCATCTTTATTTTCCTTCTGTTCTGATTGACTTGTTGAAACAGCCAGGTTCCAACCCATGGCTGCGGCTGTGATAAGATGTGGGCGGTCGGACTTAGCGTGTCCGTCCACCCAATCCATCAACTCGTCCCAGTTGCTAGGCGTGTGAAACAAGTTGAAATATTCCATTAAGCTGCTTCTCCTTTCGTTTGTTCGTCACGAGCGCGAACGATGTCCCCGCCTGTTTCTGTTGGCAACGAGTATTTCTGGTGATACTCAAGATCCGCTGCTAGAGCGTCCAGCTGCTGCTTGTATGCTTCGGACAGGTCGTTATACAGATCAACTTCGCACGACCATGAGGTGATGTTCGTGTTGTTCTTGAGCGCACCCTCAAGTACCCGTAGGATCAACTTGACCTCGCGCAGGTTAAGAGTAACATCACCAGTTGTGTTGTTGATTGTCATGTAGTTGTATTTAGCCATAACAGGCTCCTTTCGTAATGATTAAAAAGAAGACGACTAACTACGGAATGGCTAGCCGCCTGAAAATTGCACAACGCTTCAAAATCGGTAAATGCAAGTGTTCCCGCAGCAACGTTACGTCCACTTGTTTGACGTTACGTTGTGAGGACAATACTTGAATTTTCCTATTTTGAACCGCGTCCGATACGGAAAGCGGCAGGCCCTATTCCGTAGTAAGTAAAAAATGGAGAAGCCCCCATATCATGCTGGACCTGATGGCCCCAAGGTCATCAGGTTGGGCAGGATATCCATCGGGCTTCGAGGCTATTTAAGGTTTGCCCATGTACAACGTGCAACGGTACTTCGGTAAGAAGCAAACCGCCCGCATCCGCTGCCGACGCCCGCAGTGGTCTATGAATCGTCTTCAGCGATTCATGACCCGAGGACGTTCGACAGGCAGCTAATGGATGCGTAACCGCGTCTGCGTAACGAGTGATTACCATCCACAGGGCGCATCCGCGATCATCATGACCTTGCAACTGGCGGTGGTTAGATCGCGGACAGCCCGTCCTCCAAGCCGAGCCGAGCAGGGATTCGAGCCACTGCACGGATCTCTGCCGCCTCGGCTGATTCCCGACGGACCTATCCTTCTGTCCACGAGAGTGCGATAGCCGAGGAACGAGGGAACGATACTCACCCGAAGGGCCAAGACCTGAAGGGGCTTGGTTCATGAGTAGCGCGGCCATCGCCCAGAAAATCGAAGGGGTCGATCCTAAAATATTCTGGCAGATTACTGCGTGTATACAGATGGATATACCAGAGCCACGTACCTAGCTGACCTGCATACTACTCTATAAAACTATACAGGGGTTACTCTGGCGAAAACCTGGTGACATTAACCTATCGCAACAGGGGCACCCCCCTATATTTGCGCCACGGTTGTTCTGTGTGCACCCTATAATGTTGGTTTTGTAAATTCATTCGTGTATAATTTCATTAGGGTTGTTGTCCCAGCGCAAGGAGTCCACAAGTGCCACGCAACTACAAGAAAGAATACGAGAACTACCACTCGTCGCCCAAGCAAAAGAAGAACCGAGCAGCGAGGAACGCGGCCCGAGCTAAGTTGCTCAAGTCTGGCAAGGTCAAGAAGGGTGACGGGAATGACGTTACTCATCGGAACGGGAATCCGAGGGATAACAGCGAGAAAAATCTTGGTGTGCTAAAAGCTAGTAAGAACCGGAGTTACCGGAGGACCAAGAAAGCAAGGAAAGCGCAGGTACATTAGGAGTCCCTTGGGGTCTAAAAAATCGCGGGTGTATTTTCATTTGGGAATATAGTACAGTGGTCCAAGAACCTTGGAGCATGTTGCATGAGTCAATTTAGGGAAGATCTAGCTCGTAGTGAGAGTGGTGGTCGTTATGGAGTTGTGAATCCTGAGGGGTACACTGGGAAGTATCAGTTTGGTCCTGCTAGGTTGACGGATTACATGCGAGCTACTGGTACGCTGTTTACGATGGATCAGTTTCGGAATAGTCCTGAGTTACAGGAGCGAGTACAGCGTTGGCATGAGGGTGACATATTGGATTATGTTAGTGCTAATGAGTTGGATCGTTTTATTGGTCAGGTAGTTGGTGGTGTTAAGATTACGCCTCAGTCTATGTTGGGCATGGCGCATTTGGGTGGTAAGGCTGGGATGCGACAGTTTTTGGAGACTGGTGGTGAGTATAATCCTGAGGATTCGAATGGTACGAGTTTGCGGGATTATGGTCAGAAGTTCAGTGGTCAGGATCAGAGTTCCACGGCTACTGGTACTCGGCCCTCGGTCCTTGTTCCTCAGGCGGAGGACAAGGCTGGTTTAGCTGCGATTACGAAGGGTATAAGTGCGTTGGCTGCGGAGAGTGAGCCGATGGTTACGCGTCATAAGGGTAAGGGGGTTCGTCGTGGTGTTGACAGTCGGATGAGTCCATTGAGTAGTTTGGGCATCCCTGGTGCGGGAAAGTATGTTAATTATGGTGTGCCGATGGGTGGCATTGGCAGCTTGAAAGGATAACGGTATGGGTTGGTTAGCGGATACGTGGGCTGAAATTACGTCTGGAGGTAAGGCGGAAACTGAGACGTACAATGGTAGTTCTTCTAAAAGCAACGACAAGCCTGCTCCTGCGGTTAGTAGCAGTAGTGACGACAAGCCTGCCCCGAAGGAAGCGGTTAGCGGAGATTCGATTGGTACGCTGAAGCAGGACGCTGATGGGGATTGGTACGAGGTTGTACAGATTGAGGGGACGAATGCTACGGGACGGAACTACAGTGTAGATCCTTCTGGGAATGACAAGGGTCCTATTATTGACAACTCGAAGAGTGACAACGTTGTTATCAAGAGTAGTGACGGGACGGTTACGTCTGTAGCTACGAACAAGACGGACTTCAGCGATGCGGACAACTTTGGTTTGGCGTTTGCGGAGGCTCGTGATACGTTGGGTCCAGGTCAGACGTTCACTTATGACGGCGAGACGTTTTCGACTGCGGTAGTTGGCGAGGATCCTGTGTTGGATGCGGCGATAGCGTCCTCTACATCGAAGCCCAAGCCTAAACCTGTGTATTATTATGACGCGTTTGGGAACCAGTATACGAGTCAGAAAGAAGCGTCGGACGCGGACCTTGGATATGAGGTAGCGGCGGCGCAGGCTAATGTGGACCCTGAAGAGTTGTTGATGTCACAGACGGTTGTTGACAAGACATCGCCTGCTTATTTGGACATTGTGGATGACGAGTATAAGTTTGATCCTGACGATTTCACGACTACGGATTTGACGAAACCAGAGTCTCAACTTGAGGTTCGTAAGTTAGACAACGGCACTGAGTATTATGTGGATTCGACAGGGAACTTTGCTGGGTTGGTTCCAGATAGTCCTGTTCAAGAGGTTACTGGGCCGTCTGGTTTTACGAGTTTAGATGCGACGGCGCAAGAAGCGTTGGGTCCGTTTGCGCCGTCTATTACACCAGAGCCGATAACAGCGGAACCAGAGCTAGAGATTCGGTCATTAGGTCCGAAGTACAACAACGTAGAGTATTATGTTGATGCGAATGGGGATTTTGCTGGGTTGGTCGATACATCTGCGAAGGACGCGGACCTTGGTGTGGGCAGTCTCAACGCTAGTGTCAGAACAGAGGATCTAGCGGATGAAACTAAACTCTTTGCATTGCCTACCACGGAGGGTGGTTCTCTTACGTTGTCGCCTGCTGTGAATGATAATGTCGTGCAAAAAATTTCAGATACGATGTCTGAAGTTTATAACGCGACAGGTTCTTTAGACACAGCAGAAAAAATTGCAGCAAACGAATTTTTAGGAGTTGATCTTGTTGATTCCACACCTACAGGACCAGGGACTGAAGAGGGTTACGACTTTAACATTCCGATAAGTCCTCCCTTTGATGGCACTACAAAAGAGGAAAGTTTCCGCGACAAGGTTATCAGAGAATCGATGGCGTCGGGCAACTTTGTTGCGAACCCTGATGGTACGTTTACGAATACTTCGACTAACACTGTGTTGGAGATTGGGCCGTCTGGCTCAATTAAAAAGGTTGGGGATATTATAAACGGGAAGGTTTACCCTGTTAGTCCAATGTCGGATTACACCCCTGTAGGTACAAATGTTCCAGAACAGAAGACTGGTGAGATAGGCGAGGAGTATGATCCACGGACCATTTTGCCTGTGTCTGAGCAGGTAGCTATTGCGGAGGGCACGGCTCAAGATCCGGTGGATGTGACTTCAAGTGGTCTAGGGGAGTTGGTAAAGATTGGCGCGGTAGATTACACCCCTGCGCTTATTGCAAGTGGCGTCGAGCAACAAGTAAGCGCAGGTCTTAACACTGCACAAGATTTAGGTTTGATTGGAGAGACAGTAGCAAACCCTGATTATAAACTGCAAAAAGCTGGACTAGATTTGAACGCTTTAGATAGGCTAGCATCTGAAGATTATATATTTAGAACTGGGGATTATGAGTCAGGTCAAATTGATGCTCCAATTCGTTTAACAGTTCCTATGGCTGAAACCTCTTTAGAATCTGTTCTTAACTCTTATGCTCAAGGTCAGTATGAGGAGATGGCAGAGAAAATAACTAAACTGCCTGAAAACATAAAAGAGGACTTGAGAGCCGAGGTTGTGAAAGTCCCTGACATGTTTGGTTATGGGGAGGGTCAGGTCGATCCAGCGTTTGCGGAGGCTTTAGGGGCGGATCCAAATGCCTTGGCTTATGGTCAAACTAGCGTGAATACGGATGCTTTGTTGGCTCAAACAGCACTAAACGCCCCTGGTGCGTTTTCAACAATTGCGGCAAGTTTAGTAAATCCAAAACTAGGTTTTGCTTTAGGTTCCAGTATGGCAGGCGGCGAAGCGCAGACACAGGCTAATAATGAGATAGATGCGGCTTTTGAGAGCAGAGCGATTGAAGGTCGTCCTGAGTACCAAGAGTATTTAAAAGCTATAAATCTTAACCCAGAAACAGCAAAGTTATCGCAACAAGAAAAAGATGCAACAATAGCTAATAACTTGAAGAACGATGTGTCTCAAGGCTTGCTACCTGTAAACTTTTTAAGTGGTACAGTTTCCGCCGTTACACCATCGTTGCTGAAAGGAGGGGTAAAGGGGGTCCTTACTTCGGCAGGTTTAGAGGGCGTAGAAGAAGGTGCACTAGAAACCGCAGGATTAGAAGCGGCGTTGCAAGGCAACACAGGTTTGACAACAGATCCGACTTTAAGTCAGGTTGCAAGTGAGGGACTGGTCGGCAGTACAATAGGTTTCTTGGGCGGTGGTACAGGTGCTATTGTACAAAATCTTCCAGGTCTTGATGTAACTAAAAGCGCAACCTACAATCAACCCGCTACGACTACAGTTCCTTCGTCCTATGACCAAGAAGCGTTTGGGGATGCGACATCAATTGAAGTTTTGGCGGCTCAAGATGCTGTTAATGACTTGGTTTCTCGGTACGGTCCTACAGTAAAAGCAGACACAGATACTGGAATGGGTATACCACGTTCAGAGTTAGAGAAACTTTCTGAGGAAACTGGTTTAGGATTTATGGAGTTAGCTTCGATGATAGAAAATTCTACGACTCCTATAACTTTGAATCAAGATTTAAGAGTAGACAAAACTCCAAGTCCGGTTACGGTAGATACTCCCGTTGATCTAAGCGGTATTCCTTCGAACTTGACCCTAACCGATGCGAAGAGCGTCCCGCCAAACATCGATCTAAGCGGTATTCCTTCGAACATTACGTTCCAGCCTACGGCGGCGGATCAAGCGGTTACATCTAAGATGGACTCGGATGCGGCGGCTCCAGCACAACAGGCGGCGGCAGCAGCGGCTCAAATCGCAATTCGTAAGCCTAGTGCTTCTGCTTCCATGGATGAGCTTAATAAGGCAGCCGACGACATTCAATCGAGATTCAATCTCACTTTTGATGAAGCCAATGACCTTGTAGATAACGCTTATAAAGCCTTATTAAACAAACAAAGGACGGCATTAGCGGCTGCGGGTTCAGAGGCGGCTGCGGCGGCTATTACGAACAAGATGGATTCGGATGTAGCAGCGGAAGTCGAGGTTGATGAAACAACGGAAACTCCAGTGTTTACTTCAGTCAGAACGGATGAAACAACGGAAACTCCAGTGTTTACGTCGGTACGGAGTGAGCCAGAACCAGAGCCAGAACCAGAGCCAGAGCCAGAACCAGAGCCAGAAGTGGTTGTCGAGGTTGAGCCAGAGCCTGAACCAGAACCAGAAGTGGTTGTCGAGGTTGAGCCAGAACCAGAACCAGAGCCAGAACCAGAGCCTGAACCAGAACCAGAGCCAGAGCCAGAGCCAGAGCCAGAGCCAGAACCAGAGCCAGAACCAGAGCCAGAGCCAGAGCCAGAGCCAGAACCAGAAGTAGAGGTCGAAGTTGACCCCTATGACGAGCCAGAGCCAGAGCCAGAGCCAGAACCAGAACCAGAGCCAGAGCCAGAAGTTGTGGTTGAGGTCGAAGAGCCAGGGTTCGTGGCCCCAGAGCCTGTTATAAATGAAAATGGCGAAGAGGTTTACGAGTGTCCTGATGGATATACGTTGGTGGAACGCGCTGGTGGTCCGGTATGTCAGAAAACGTTTGTTGAAGAAAAGAAACGAGCGGGTATTGGCACACAGGCGTATACGTCTCTGGCGGATCGTGGGCGTACAGGCCCTGGTCAGAAGACTAAAAAATTTACATCAACTCGTAGATTCGCTGCATCTAGACGCTAATGAACCTACAAGCCTTACCAGAGGAAGCCTTAAAAGAGATCTTGGCCTTAACCGAGGCCAAGAAACGCTTGGACACACGGGAAAAGGCGCAAGAATATTTCATGCCCTTTGCTCACCATGTGTATGAGAACTTTATTGAGGGTAGGCACCATCGAATTATAGCTGAAAAGTTGGAAAGGGTCGCAAATGGCGACCTAAAGCGACTAATTATCAACATGCCGCCGCGTCATTCTAAGTCTGAGTTTGCGTCATATTTGATGCCAGCGTGGTTTTTGGGCCGCAATCCGAAGCTCAAGATTATTCAGGCTACGCACAACACGGAGTTGGCGGTGCGTTTTGGTCGGAAGGTTCGTGATCTTATAGACGATCCACAATATAAAGACATCTTTCCTGATACCAATCTAAAAGAAGACAACAAGGGCGCGGGTAAGTGGCAAACTGACAAGGGCGGCGAGTACTTTGCGGCTGGTGTTGGTGCTGCGGTGACTGGTCGTGGTGCGGATTTGTTCGTAATTGACGACCCTCACTCGGAACAAGACGCTTTGAGCGAGACTGCATTCGACCATGCGTACGAATGGTACACTTCTGGCCCCCGTCAGCGTCTCCAACCTGGTGGTGCGATCATAATTGTTATGACTCGGTGGGGTAAAAAGGACCTAACAGGGCGATTATTAGCTGCACAGGGCAGTGATATCATGGCGGATCAGTGGGAAGTGGTAGAATTTCCTGCAATTCTGCCGTCAGACAAGCCATTGTGGCCTGAGTTCTGGGAAAAAGACGCGTTATTGTCGATTAAAGCGTCGTTGCCTGTACAAAAATGGAATGCGCAGTGGCAACAAACGCCGACAAGCTCGGATTCTGCGATAATTAAACGAGAATGGTGGAAATCTTGGGAAAAGGAGGAGATTCCGCCAGTCAAATACATCATTCAGTCCTACGATACGGCGTTTTCCAAGAAGGAGTCGGCTGACTACAGCGCGATTACGACATGGGGGATATTTGAACCTAGTGACGGGGACAGTGACAACATCATTTTGTTGGATGCCCGACGCGGGAGATGGAACTTTCCAGAGCTAAAGGAGGTAGCCTATGAAGAACACGAATACTGGGAGCCAGACATGGTTGTGGTCGAAGCAAAAGCGACGGGTACACCACTCATTGACGAGTTGCGGCTTCGCGGTATTCCGGCACTTGGCTTCGCGCCTGGGAAGGGTAAGGATAAGGTAACCAGAATGCACATGGTTGCGCCATTATTCGAAGCTGGTGTAGTATGGGCACCAAGTGACAAGAAATTTGCTGACGAAGTGATCGAAGAAGTGGTTTCATTTCCTAATGGCGATCATGATGACTTTTGTGATAGTATGACGTTAGCACTGATGCGTTTTCGGCAGGGAGGGTTTATTTCTCTGCAAGGTGAAAACGAAGAACACGACGAGTATCGTCGTAAGCGGGAGTATTACTGATGGCGTTGCCACCGATTGTAGATTCTGGGATTAGCCCTGAAGACATGATGCCGACAGAGGCGTCCGTTGAGGTCCCTGTTGATGACCAAATAGAGATGTTTCCCAACGGAGCCGAGGTTATTCCTGATGGAGACGGTGGTGCGATCATAGAAGCCCTTGGCGAGATGATGTCCGAGGGACCAGAGGAAGATATTCCACATAATGCCAACTTAGCGGAGTATTTAGATGATGGTTATCTTGGGGAAATTTCGTCAGATCTTCGAGCGTCTTATGAAGAAGATTTGGAATCTCGTTCAGAGTGGGAAGAAACATATACAAAAGGTTTGGACCAGCTTGGTGTCCGGTATGAAGAACGTAGCCAACCGTTTGAAGGAGCTTCTGGGGTCACTCACCCGCTGATTGCGGAAAGCGTTACACAGTTCCAAGCTCAAGCGTACAAAGAGCTGTTGCCGTCAGGTGGTCCAGTTAAGACGCAAATTGTTGGTCTACAGGACCAAGAGCGTGAGGATCAGGCCACACGCGTTAAGGATTTCATGAACTACCAGATCATGGAGGTGATGGAAGAGTTTGATCCGGACATGGATCAGTTGTTGTTCTACTTACCGCTGTCAGGTTCTACGTTTAAGAAAGTTTACTTTGACGAAGCCAAGCAACGTGCTGTCGCTAAGTTCATTCCAGCACAGGATTTGGTTGTACCGTATGCGGCGTCTGATCTGCAAACAGCGTCACGGGTTACTCATGTACTGCGCATGGATGCGAACGAGGTTCGTAAGATGCAGATCGCGGGGTTCTACCGTGATGTAGAGTTAGGTAAGTACGATGAGGACGAAAATGAAGTACGTCAAAAGGTAGATGAACTACAGGGTACGTCTCGCACGTACACTGACGAAATATATACGATCCTTGAGATGCATGTAGACTTGGACCTAGAAGGGTTTGAGGACATGGCACCGGATGGGGAGCCGACTGGGATCGCTATTCCGTACATCGTAACGATTGACGAGGGATCGGGAGAGGTCCTTGCTATTCGCCGGAACTTCGCAGAAGGCGCAGGACTAGCGAAGAAGACACAGTATTTCGTGCATTACAAGTTTATGCCAGGTCTAGGCTTCTACGGTTTTGGCCTGATCCACATGATTGGTGGCCTTGGTCGTGCGGCAACGAGCATCCTCCGGCAGTTGATCGATGCAGGAACTCTTGCCAATCTCCCAGCAGGATTCAAGGCTAGGGGCGTGAGGGTTCGTAATGACGACGAGCCGTTACAACCGGGCGAGTGGCGGGACATTGATGCACCTGGCGGGAACATACGGGACTCGATCATCCCGCTGCCATATAAAGAACCTTCTGGTACGCTAGCACAGCTTCTAGCAGCCCTTGTAGAGGGCGGTAGACGCTTTGTTTCTCTTGCTGACCAGCAAACTGGCGATGCAAACGGACAGGCCCCTGTGGGGACGACTGTGGCTCTCCTAGAGCGTGGCATGAAAGTTATGTCCGCTATTCACAAACGGCTTCACTACTCCCAGAAGCAGGAGTTCCGTGTATTGGCGCGGATCTTCCGTGATAACTTGCCTGCTGAGTACCCATATGAGGTAGAGGGCGGCAATCGCACGATTATGGCACAGGATTTTGACGAACGCGTCGATGTCATTCCTGTCAGTGATCCGAACATATTCTCGATGGCGCAACGTGTTACGTTGGCCCAAACTCAGTTGCAGCTTGCGCAAAGTAATCCCCAGATGCACAACCTGCACTCGGCTTATCGTCGGATGTATCAAGCTCTAGAAGTTCAAAACATTGACGAGATTCTCCCTCCTCCCCCTCAACCAAAGCCGTTGGACCCTGCCATCGAGAATGCTCGTGCATTGATGGGGGAGATTTTAAATACATTCCCCGATCAAGACCACGATGCGCACCTTCGCATGCACTTGACGTTTATGAAGACACCTTTGGTTATGACATCACCACAGGTTATGGGTACGTTCTACGCCCACGTTATGGAGCATGTGTCACAGAAAGCGCGTCAGATGGTTATGAACGAAATCCAACAGATCATTTCCCAAGCACAGCTAGCCGCACAGGGTGGAGCAATCGACCCACAAGCAGCGCAAATGCAGATCGCAGAAGTGCAGAAGAACATGCAGGACCCTGGTCAGATGGAACAGTTGGTGTCTATGCAGATGGAAAAGATCATGGCGGAAATCCTTCCGCAGTTGATGCCGACAGGCAACGACCCAATGAACGATCCTTTGGTACAAATTCGCATGCAGGAACTGGCACTGAAGCAGCAAGACTTGCAGCGTAAGACGGAAGAAGATCAGAATCAAATGGTCATGGAAATGCGCAAGATGCAGCAACGTGCAGCTACAGACTCGGCTCGTATTGAGAGTCAAGAAGACATTGCGGAGAACCGTAATGATGTGAATCGCGAACGGATTGACGTACAGCGTCAGGCCATGGAGCGTAGAAATGCCTCTTAAATCTGGAAGCTCACAGAAAGTAATTAGTGACAACATCCGTACTGAGATGGATGCAGGCAAGCCACGCAAGCAGGCGGTGGCTATAGCGTTAAGTAAAGCGGGTAAAAGTAAGTACGCTAACGGCGGTTTTGTTAATCGCCGCTTTAGTCCTATTGCCCGTCCTCAGAGATTCTCTGGAGAATTTTAAATGAGGGCGTGTCATGGCTATTCTGGAAACCATTGCGGCAGCTAACGCAGCCTATTCTGTAATTCGCACATGCATCCAGAATGGTCGTGAAGGGGCCGATCTCATGGCGTCTGTGGGAAAGTTTCTTACAGCGGAGGAAGACCTCAAAGATGCAGTTCAGAAAAAGAAAAACAGTCCACTCACTGCTATAACGGGCGGTGCTGAAGGGGATTGGGAAGAGTTTCAGCAACTCGAAAAGATTAAAGAACAACGTAAAGAATTAGAGTCTTATATCCGTTTGTATGGAAGACCTGGCCAATGGGATAGGTGGATCCAGTGGCAAGCTGAAGCCCGTAAGCAGCGGCAAGAAGCGAAGAAAGCTGCAATGAAGAAACGTGAAGAGCAAATAGAGTCTATGCAAGTAGCCGCAGGAATCCTCTTAGCTGTTACAGCGTGTGTTCTTGGAGTTTACTATCTAGGTGTTTATTTGGAGCGGTGGTAGAGCTTGTTGAGATCAGACAAGGAGTCTGGTGTGTATACAAAAACGGAAAAGTTGTTATAATCACGACGCACAAGCGTATAGCGGAGCATTACTATGGCACACACAATTCTGGATGATTGGAAAATCTTACCGCGTCTTATGATGTTGGCTGTTACCATCCTGACGTATCAAGCAGTACATTGGTTTATGTCATTGCCGGATCCTTCTGTTGCACAATCTGGACTCGTATCTGTCTGTATGGGAGCACTCACGGGATGTTTCGGTATTTGGATGGGCAAGGAGTCTAAGACTTCGGTCACGCAAACTGCGTCTAGTTCCAAGGTGGAGTACGATGTGGACAAGTGAGGAGTTAGTCACGCACCTTATAGTGAAGTTGCTTGAGTTAGTGCTTGGCGTAGAGATGACATTATATGGGAGTGTAATGGTATGATTCAGGCATTAATAGGACCGATTACGGAGCTAGCCGGAGGTTGGCTTAAAGGGAAAGCAAACGCACAAGCAGCGGCTGCAAACTTAAAACTTGTTGAAGCTGAAGCTAAAGCGACGATCATGAAGTCGGCAGCTACGTCAGAGGCTGACTGGGAACGTCTGATGGCGCAAGGTTCGCAGAACTCGTGGAAAGACGAG